GCAGTTGAAGGACTACTACCGCATCGGGCTCACATGGTCGAGTAATGCCATCGAGGGGAATACCCTCACCATCAGCGAGACAAAGGTGGTGCTTGAGGATGGTCTAACCATCGGGGGCAGGCCGCTCCGGGATTTCTATGAGACGGTGGGCCACGGCCAAGCCTATGATTTCATGTTTACCCTGATTGGGGAGCGGCGCATAACTGTGGAGGACATTAAAACCATGCATCGCCTGTTCTACAAAAGTATTGACGAGGCAAACGCCGGCACATGGAGGAAGGAGAGCGTTATCGTCTCCGGCACCGATTATGTGTTCCCTAGGCCAAAGGAGATTGAGGGACAAATGCGGAAGCTGGATAAATGGGTAAAGGCCGAGCGGAATAATTACCATCCCGCAACCTTTGCCGCGCTGCTGCACCTGAAGTTTGTGTCAATCCACCCATTCATCGACGGCAACGGCAGAACAAGCCGTCTTATCATGAATTTAGCGCTGATACAGGATGGTTATCAGTTGGCAATTATCCCCCCTGTTCTCCGGCCAGAATACAACGACACCATCCGGCAGTATCAGAACAAGGGTAAGTCTGAGCCGTTCTGTGAATTCATTGCCGAGCGGGTGTATGAAACGCAGAAGGAAATTATGCGCCTCCTGCATATCCCGCTCCCAGACCTGAAATAAAAAAGGGCGGGTGTCCCTGTGGAGGGTTCCCGCTTTTTCTGCATGAAGCCGCCTCGGGCCTGCTTGGCTCGTGGCGGCTTTTGTTATTACTGCCGTCCGGTGGCTATTTCAATCCAGCGCTGGTGCTTAATACTCGCTGGGGAATAAGATGGTCGTCGCTGACCTGTCCCATTCAGTTATAATCCAGACTTTCCCCTTGCTGGTCTGGTACGCCGCCATTACCCGCTGGCCGCCTTCGGTCGCCTGGTCGTTTATGACCTTGTCCTCTTGGCAGAGATTTCCCCAGTCATGGCGCTGGTACCTGCCAAAGGCTGCCGCAATCTCCCGAGCAAATGCCAGGTCGCTCTCCATCTCTTCCGCTATGCCTCGGGTTGCCACAAGTCTGCCGTATTTCATCGTGCTCGCCCCTTTCCGTTATGGTTTGAATCCATGGTACCGCGCCGGGTCGCCGATGGTTAAGGCGTACTGGGTGGGTAATTTCCTGGCTTTTGGGCCGCCGCTCCGAGAGTGCTGGCGTCAATCTTGACGTTCATCGAGCGAGGAGGTGGCTTGCCCATGATTACCGCCACCCGTTACACAGTGGAGTATGACGAAGCCCGGAGCGCTTATAGAATCCGAAATATGGAGGCGCCGGTCTGTCCGGATTGCGGTCAACTGCTCTCTGGATATGATACAAGGAGGCGGCATGTAATCGATAGCTCTGGAGTGGTCTTCTGGTTCCTGCTGCGTCGTCTGCACTGTAGCAGCTGCAGTAAGCTGCACCTGGAGCTTCCTGACTTTATGCAGCCAAAGAAGCACTATGAGGCCCAGTTGATTAAAGACGTGTTGGCTGGCCACTCTGATTGCTGCCCGGCAGACAATTCAACGATTCGGCGCTGGAGGAAAAAATAATACCCACCCGGTTTGTCTCCTCTTCATCGGGTCAGGCATGGTATCCTATGCTTGTACATATGTACATAAGCTGGGGGGTGATTTTATTAGCAAAGGTTATATTATTGGGGTTGCGGCGGCTGTCGTTCTTACTGCGACGCTCGTCATTACAGGCGTGCTGGTTGGCTCGAACCTCTCGGCAGGTTCCGGTACCGCTGCCAGTGTCGGTGTCAGTGGAAATGTCAGCGGCGGTCTCGTCGACGGTGCTGGCGCTGGTGTTCCTGTTGTTTCCTCCGTAAATGCTCCCAACACGTTAAAAGAAGCAGTACCAGTCGCTTCCGCTCAAACAATCGCTATCCCAGGCTTTGAAAAAATGGTTATGAAGGCAGGGCGGGTCAGGCAGACGGTTAAGCTCTATAATCCGGAGACGAATGCCTGTTATTTTATGATTTCTCTCAATCTGGCGGACGGGACGCCGCTTTACCGCTCCGGTATGATTAAGCCTGGGCAGGTGGTTGACGTTATTGAAATTTCCCGCGCCCTGCAGGCGGGTACTTATCAAAATGCCGTCCTTCAGTATGAATGCTACAGCTCTGACGGCTTGCAGCAGTTGAACGGCGCACAATCTGTATTTAATCTGGAGGTGGTACCATGAAAAAAAGAGTAGTTTCCGTTATGCTCGTACTTGTGTTGGTTTACGGTGTAATTCCCTTGGAGGCGTTTGCGAGTCCGTCGTCTACGGATATGACCGTCACCTACACCTATACCCAGACCGTCCCGGCTTCTTCCCCTGAATATACGGTCAATATTCCTGCTTCGTTCTCTCTCAATGAAGGGGAGAAATTCGTCTTCTCTGCTGACCGCATGGATATAGGCGACGGGAAAAAGCTTAAAGTAATGGTTGATACCGTGTACGAAAATGGCGGCAATTTTCAACTGTACAAGGATAGGGGGACGGCAGAAGAGGCTCGTATAACCTGCATGATTATGAGCTCAAATCCTTCCGAAACTTTGGGGTGGACAGGGTTTTCTGGAGAAAATACCATCGTTGCATGGTTTGAAAACGGAAATACTACCCCTAAAGGTTACGGGGCTATAAAAATAACTCCCAACGTTTCCAACAATCCGCCATCCGGGACATACTCTGGGACGTTGACCTTCAAATTCGAGGTTTACGAATAACGGATGTTTTGGAGCCTTGCAGAGCTCGGCATTTGCCGGGCTCTTTTTTACCTCCACATTTGCCCCATTTTGCCCTTTTCTGCCCCTGCCCTTGTCATTTACCCTACCGAGAGCTTTATCGGCTTGTACGCGCCAAATTTGGCTGTATGCTGTGGCTTTTTGTTCGGGCGCTATTGAATGTTCTTTTTTCCTGCCCCGTTTTTGCCCTGTTTTTGCCCCTGAAAAAGAAGCAGCTTTTTGCTCAAAGTCGCGTGTAAAAATAATAGAGCGGATGGGGTTCCGCCCTATTGTTTGCCGTTCAAAACTTAGCTAAATCTCTATCTGTACGGTTCTTTAAAGATTCGCCGGATGCGAGGCTTTGCCCTTTCGATAATGGGTTCCTCGAACGGGCGCGGGGCTATTCGTCCATCTTTTGTACCATCATTAAGCCATGGCGCATACTTCACATCGGTGGTGATTGCCGACCTTACAGCCAGACCGCTTCCTGTGTTTTCAGACTCGGTTCTTGCCCTCCAGCTTTCGCGTAAGATTCCGCTACGTTTGGCCGGCGCCTCTCCGGGTGCAGATGCTCGGTACAGCTGCCCGCCCCGCAATTTATGACCGTAGTCTTTGAGTAATTCTTTTGTCTGTTTGGTCATTCTCTTGCCATATGTGCCAGGCTTTTTATAAACCTTGCCGCTTCGCTCACCCCGCAGGACAGTGAGCGCCGCATTACGGAGCTCGTTGGATGCTCTGAAGGCCCTTGATTTTACTTGCCATGTTATTTTCTGTACCGCATCATCTACTGCGCTTTTTATAGCTTCTGTTGTGTCAATTTTCAAGCCCCTGCCCCTCCTTTCACCGGCATATTTGCGAAAATGCGGGCCAGTCGTTCCGCGAGTTCGTCGCCGATATCGTCGGCCATCTCCCGGATGCGTGTCTTTATAATGGTCACGACGTTCTCCTCATCGAGGTTGTCCCCCTCAATGTGAAATGCGGGATGTACCTCAACTTTTTCCACCCTTGCCTGAATATACTGAGTCACACCTCCGGTTCCTGCTCTGGCCGGCACGGCACCCGCTGTCGGAATATCACCTGCAATTCCACCGTTTTCGTACGGTCGAACACCCAGTAGTTCTCCCGTTCGCCACCAAAGGTCGAGACCTCTTGCTCGTTTGCTCGGGCTTAACGGAATAATGCCCTCGGCTCCGTCCTCTGCCACGATGCCCATATGCGGCTTCGTCATGATGCCGCCCCATGCATGTTCGAGTACGGTTGCTTTGCCTTGGCTGGTTGTCAGTCCGGTGCTCTTTGAACCTTTTTGGCCCAATCCTGCGAGCCAGTCTTTGAAGCTCGTCCACTTGTCACCTATCCATTCGCCGATTCCGTCGAGCTTCTCTCCTACCCAGTTCCATGCTTCTGTGGCTCCTGTTTTAATTGGCCCCCATACATTTTTTTCGAACCAGCCAGAGACGCCACTCCACGCTTCGCTGACAGCGTTTTTAGCCGCCGTGAATTGCTCTCCCAACCAGGCCCCGGCTGTCTGTGCTGCACTTTTTACCGGTGTCCAAACCGTCTCATCGAACCATCCTACAATGGCTCCCCAGGTCTCATTCACCAAGGTCTTTGCTTCGTTCCAGCGCTCTCCTACCCATGCGCCTGCAGCCTGTGCTCCTTCTTTGACTGGTGACCAAATGTTGCTGTCAAACCAAGCTGCTACCGGCACCCATGCCTCTGAAATGGCCTCTTTTGCCGATTCCCAGGCTCCGACTGCGATATTAATCGCAGATATGCCGATATCCTTGGCAGGTGTCCATACAGAGGTCTCAAACCAGCTGCCAAAATCGCTCCACTTGTCTGTTATCCAGCTTCTCGCATCTGATGCACCAGACTTCACGCTTTCCCAGGTCTCGCTGGCCCAGGCACCTGCTTTATTACCTCCGAAAAGAGCCCCTATACCGCCGACACCTGCTCCGATTAAAGCTCCGGGAACCGCTCCTATTCCACCGAATATGGCGCCTATACCGGCGCCGGCTGCTGCTCCTGCCCCTACCATGCCGAGCTTTGTTCCGCCGCTCCAATATCTTTCCTTTGCCTTTTGGGCATCCTCGCTTGTAGCTCCTTTGTAAATGTCAATCGCTCCTGAACCTATGCCGAGCAGTCCGCCGATTGCCCCTAAAATTGAACCGGCTCCTACGGCTGCAGCTCCTGCTGCTGTAGTTGCCCCACTGCCGAGTAACACGCCGGTGTTGGCCAGCCCTGTTGTCAGAGCGCCGCCGGATGCTGCATAAGTACCCCCAGCAAGTTGTACTGTGTTTATCACTGCACCTGTTCCTGCGGCTGCAGTGGCCCCCGGTAAAGCAAAGGTGGTTGCACCAGGTAGTGCTGCGGCTGCCGCTACTTTCGAGCCCGCTCCTATCAGTAGCGCGCCACCGCCTGCTCCAAGGACCGCCCCTCCTGCGGCTCCGGCTCCACTGGTCACTACGTTTTTCAGAGCGTTACCCACGCTGTTCACGGTAGCGCCGTAGACATTAACCACTTGTGCCTTTACAGCCATGGTGGTAGTTGAGTATGCAGATGGTATTCCCGCACCTGTCGGCATTCCGTCTTTGCTGCCTTTACCGAATAACCACTTACCTGCTTTCCCCAAGCCTTTGCCTATCAGATTTAGTACTCCAAACTTTGAAAGCGCATATCCTATTGCTGCAGCAGATAGCCACGACGTGCTGCTCGCCTCTTTTCCGCCTGGTGCCAACGTGGCTGCATCTTTGAATACCCCTTTAATCGCATTTAAGATTGCTTCTCCAACCTTCGCACCTTTAAAACCTTCCTTGAAGCCTTCTGCAAAAGAAGCACCTATGCTTACTCCATCAGACGCCGCGCCTTTTGTGTCAACGCCCAGCAATGCGAGAATACCAAAGCTAATACCACCGCTTATAACATTGCCCATCAGTTTTGCCTTTTCCCCGAGCCATGTCTTTCCGGTTGAATTCCACCATTGAGAAAACGGCTCCGAGACGATTTTGTCCCAGGCTATCTTGATTTTTCCCCAGATGTCCGCCTTTTCCCAGTCCTCACCGCTCATAAACTCATTAACTGTGCCGGATAGCCATGCGATTTTTTCGTCGACATAGTCCATCGCCTTCCCTGCTGCCTTTTCGATTCCCGGCATCCTGCCCGTAAACCATGTTACAAATCTTAATAGATGTGGCTTTAATCTTTCGACAAAGGCAATTTTCACATCACCTGCCGCACTCCTCAACCTGTCGAAAGCTCCAGCGAGGGTATCGTCCATTGTAGCAGCCATTTTATCTGCTGCACCTTTGGCGTTTTCTAACATTTCGGTGTACTCTTTAAGCTTTTCCTGTCCTGCACCAATAAGCGCAATCATGCCAGGGCCTGCCTCAGTACCGAACAGCGCAGTTGCTTGCGCCGTGGTGATTGCCTTACTCTTCAATGTTCCGAGAATTTCTGCGAACGTCCTTGTGCTGGGGTTGATGTCGTCATAGGTGAGGCCGAGTTCTTTAAGAGTGCTTATCACGTTGTTGGTCGGGTTCAAAATCTGCGACAAGGCACCGCGCAGAACGGTACCCGCTTGTTCTCCCTGCAATCCCGTGTTATAAAGCATAGAGAGTGCTGCTGTTGTCTCTTCGAGTGACCATCCGAGCGAGTGGGCTACCGGGCCTACATAGCGCATGGAATACGCGAGTTTGTCCATCGTTGCCTGTGAATTCCCAATGGATGCTGCGAAGACATCAGCTACCCTCGATGCTTGTTCACTTTGGAGTTGAAACATATTAAGCGTGGCTATGACGGTGTCAGTCGTGGCTGCAAGTTCCGTATGTGTAGCAGATGCAAGTTTTAGCACACTGGCAAGTGAAGACTCCATATCCGCTGCCTTATAGCCAGCTGATGCCATATAGTACATCGCGTCGGCTGCTTCTCTGGCCGAGAACCTGGTCTCCTTCCCCATTTCCCTTGCAAGATTTGTCATCTTCTGCAGCTCTTCGCCCGTCGCTCCCGATACCGCCGCCGCATTAGCCATACTCTGCTCAAATGTGGCGAAAGTGTCTATTGCGTCCTTTAGTCCGATTGTAATACCGATTGCTGCCCCGATTTGAAAGATTGGGTTTTTCAAGAGGTTTATAATCCCTCTTATCGGGGCGGTTACCAGGTCGACGGCCTTCATGGTTATACTCCATGCCTTGCCTGCTACACCTTTGACCGACGTTCCAATGCGTTGCACGACGCTGCTGGCTTTGTCCAGTGCGTCGATAACAACCTGGTATTTGGTTCTATTCATTCTTTCCAGGCGTTCTTGCGTCCTTTGGTTCGCTCTGTCAAAAGCGTTCATCTTGCGCATTGCCTGAGAGACGCCAGGGTCTGTATTGTCCCTGATGTTTATGGGAACTTCAACTCTAAACGTCTCTCCCATAGTGTCCTCCTCCTTTCTGAATCATTTTTATTACTTAGTTTTTAGAACCAGGAAAGGCGGTGCTCTGACGTTGTAAAAATACCCATTAACCATACCTCCCCAGTCTCTCTTTCGCTTTTTTTACTGCTTCCTCATCATCCTCCAGCTCTTCCGGGTTGTCCGGATATGTTCCCTTCCCCGGTTTTACGTTAGAACTTTGCCTCGAAAAATCCCCCGTAGCGGCGTGTCCTATACGACTTAATTCTTTTAAGCTATTGCTTTGCAAATTCTCCCCTCCTTTCCCGCCAATTTTTCCAGCTTATCTGCTTTCCAACAGAAAATCGAGAACATCGCACATTTGCTTTAGTGCCTGAGTCATGTACTCTTCGTTCTTGGGGTTCCCTGATTGAATGCTGTTGACAAGCTGCCTGACTGATTCCTGCTTGTCCAGGATTTTTTCATAAGGTGTCTTTTCTGCAGCCTTCCTTGCTGCAGCTTCTCGTTCCTCTTGCTGTCGCTTGAGCTCCCGGCGGTGTTTTAACTTCTCTATATACTCAGCCCTTTCTTTATCCCTAAACTCTGCGGTAGGAAACATTTTGCTCACCTCCTTTCGGCGCTGGTATAACTCCCGGTCTTCGGCCTTTTGCTGCTCAATGACGTCATCCGATTTCATTTCCTCCATATAGCTCAAAAAATAGACTTCTCATTAGCTTCAAAACCTCGCCCTTCATTTCCATTAGTTCACGGTTAAAATGGCCGGATTCGAGCCTTTTTTGTGTTTCTCCCACGATGTAGGCATTATTCCAGAATACAGAATCTCCCTCATGTAATTCAATCCCTCCGATACCGTAAATAAAAATAGCCAGCTCCTTTACACCTTTGCTTATGCTCTTATGCACCGTCCTCTTGTCAATGTGGAAAAGTCTCGCTATTTGGGCATCTGTCAAAGGTCGGCTTGCAAAATAGAAATATAGCAGTATGTTGTACGCCCTGACCTGTTCTTCTGTGAAAGCAAATTCCTTGTATTTCCGCATCGCATTCTCAAGGAATTCCCTTTCCTCCTGCGTCGATCTCCCATAACGGCCTGGTGCTGTTTGCCCATACTTATATCTTTTAAGGGCTCGCCGAATACTTTGATTTCGTCTCCTTACTGTTGCGGTTGAACAATCCTCTATAAGCTCCTGAATATTTAATCCCATATAGATCCCCCTATCGGAGTGAGCCCGTTTTCCTCAAACATGGCGGCAATGCCTTCCTCGTCTAAATGCTCAATACTGTCTCGCGTCCATACCCCTGTATAGGCTTTCGCCAATTGCCACATTACCTCTGAACGCCGTAACTGTTTATAAGAAGAATGTTTCAGCATATGTGCGATCCCACGCTCCCAGCCCCGCTCTTCGGCTATTTGTTCCAAGGTCTTGTTTTCATAAAAAACCCCATATATCACGATCTGATTTCTTATCGGGAGCCTGTCTATTTCTCGCCGGACTAGAATTTGCATATCGTTCAGCTCTGCATATTCAGCCGTGTTTGCGTTAGGGTCGGGGATGGTATCCCCCAAAGTTAATTCCTCATTCTCGTTGAATATAGGAGCATCAAGTGAAACGGTCTCTACCTGCTTTTTGCCCCTGAAGCCCAGTTCTTCGAGGCAGACCTTTCTTACGCAATAGCTCAAATATGTATTGAACAAAAACCCCTTTTCCGGCGAGTAGTATTTTAGTGCATCCAAGTATGCGAAGTAGCCGCACTGCGTTAAATCCTCCAGTCTGACACCATTCCTGCTGGTCTCACAAAACTTAAAATACCGGCTCGTAATTTTGTATATCAGCGGGGCCACCGCAAAATACAGCTTATGCAGACTCTCTGTATCGCCCTGGGCGGCCAACGTTGCCAACTCCTCATTTGTTGCCACTTGAATGCTCACCCCTCTCCGTGGTAGAATATGGTTAGATATTTTAACCATATGGCTGCACCACGGGGGCGGGAGCTTTTCAAAGGCTCTCGTTTTATTTTTGCTTGTTGGCAGCCTTAACCGCTATGTAAAGGTTTTTACTCTCTTTTAAAGCCGGTAAGAGCGTCATGCTTTCTTTCCTGGCTGGGCCGAATTATGTTTTTTGGTTGGTCTCATCACGCCGCATAACCTCCTCTTCTTCGTTCCATACCGTTTTGAACCCTATTCGATTCCCCATTCCTCATATGCCGACTTGAAGCCCGCGAGCTTGAAGTCTCCGGCCCCATTTAGCCCAGTATGCTGCTGATTGATGCCAGTACCATTTACATCCACCTCCTCGTATTCATCGTCCCAGCGCCCCTGGTTGAGCCAGGTCGCAGGGTTCGGAATGAACCGGCCTTTTTCCCTCTGCCATTGCTCCGTCCGCCTTGCGATAGCCACAGCCTCCATTATCTTGGTATGTAACTCGGCATCTGGCTTGACGCATCGTTTTTCCTGAATATTTATGACCGGTGCCGCACTTCCCCTGGCGGGGGATATGGGGGAGGGTTCTATGCTCTTCTTTTCTGTGCTTTTATTTTCTATGCTTTTCTTTGCTATGCTTTGTGTCATTTCTGCCCCTGTTTCTGTGGCAGAAATGGGAGCAGAAATTTTACTCTCGTATCTTTCAGCCTCCCGCTCCCGTTTTTCAAAGACTTTCCTGGCTCTCTTCTGTATTCCGTGGCTGGTTAGTTTACCTGTT